ATCATTGTTTTATAATTTATCAATTATACGATATTAAATGAAAAATGTTACAAAAAATAGTATTTAAATACGATTTAAATTAATATGCGCGTATTTATATGAAAACGATATGAGCAGACCAAAATTGATTGAGCAAGATAAAAAGATAAAACTAAGCATCACTATATCCAGAGAGTCGAATATAGTTTTAGAAAAATTGACTAATAATAAATCAAAATTTATAGAAGAAATTATAAATGAGTATTACAGCCAAAAAGCAAAAATAAATCAAGACATTTAAATGAATAAACAAGAATATGATACCAAATATTATCAAGATAATAAAATTTATTTGAATAAACAATCAGATAACTATAACATTCATAATAAAGAGTCAATATCAGAAAATAAAAAGATATATTATAACGAGAATAAATCTTCAATACTTGATAAACGAAAAAGATATTATCAGGATAATAAAGAAAAAATAAATAAACAGAGAAAGGTCTATCGTGAAAATAATAGAGAAAAAATATTGAAGGGCTATGCTGATAAACAAAGGCGTGAATTATCTACGCCAACAGGAAAATTGTCGCATAATATTAGAGCAGCAATTAGACGTTCACTAATAAGTTCAGGATATAGCAAAAAATTTAAAAGCGAAATAATCTTAGGCTGTAGTATTTCAGAATTTAAGACACACATTGAAAATCAATTTGAAATATGGATGAATTGGAATAATAAGGGATTTTACAATGGAAAATCAAACTATGGTTGGGATTTAGACCATAAAATACCCTTATCGTCAGCAATCAGTGAAGATGATATAATCAAACTAAATCATTATACAAACATACAGCCATTGTGCAGTCATTATAATAGAGATATTAAAAGAAATTTAATTATATGAACTGTACGCTTTTATTTATTTCAATACATTCGTTTAAAGTATTTGCAATCGTTTTATCGTTTCGCAATAATTTATATACAGGATGAAGCACAGAATAATTGCCTTTACTGTCTTGGGATAGACCAGAACATTTAACTTCAAGTATCGTATTTAACAATGTGTCCTGATTTGTCGTAACATACGCCATTTCATCTTCATCAAGTCCTGTTGGCGACGTTTTTAATAAACCGTCTTCTGACTCAACATTAACACTTGAAATCAATTCTGAATTTTTGCCAGTACCATAATTGAAGCCAGTAATTTTTAAATCGAGATTAATTTCAAGTTTTATTTTTTGCTGATAAATTGGTTTTGAATCCACCCATACTCCACTTAATCCCTTGACCACGCAGCCTTCGCCATTTCTTGTTACAATTTCTTTGAAGTGATCCATAACATCAACATAAGTCTTAACTGTTCTGGTCTCAACAATCGAGATCATTGAAAGTCCTTTCAGTGATTCATTTAATTCAGCAAGTCTTACCCTATATGGACGTGTGCATTTTCGTGAAAAATATTCGTCAATGGTTAGGATATCCCATGTAGTATATCTCACAAGCTTCAATGCGTCGAAATAATCCATATGCTTTGATTCGAATTTAGATACTTCCTTTGTAACATCTTCACCAGCATTTTTCTTGGTCGCAATGCTAATCAATGATGCAATGATTCCGTTCGACTCAAAACGTGGAATTCCTTTCATTGTTAACTCACCATTTAATACGCAATCTTTTAGCTGAGTTAACTCGGTGAAGAATAATGGATTTTCCAAAATAGTCGGTTCACCTTGTCTGGATTCATTTAACAATTCGCCGCCCTGAATGATGGAGTTCATGAATCTACCGTCCATTTTTTCCTGTGAAACGCATTCGTCTTTGGCTAATAATTTAATTAGACCTTCCTTTGAAAATGGCTTACATCCCATGTATCCAGTGCGCTCGATCAGATCAGGAATAACTTTATTGATGTTACGTGTGCCGATGCCGATCTTACAGTCCTTGTCTATGATTCGCTCGATAATATAAGCGTCGTCTGGTTGGAGTTGTGTAAGTATCTTCATCAAATATTGATGTGCAGCATAGCCTGTGACTTCACGTTTGCTTAGGGCAGGTAGTTGTTTTAATGCCCAATCAAGATCAAACGTTGTACTCGATTGCTCATATAGTGGCAATTGTTTGATGTAGTATTTAGCTCTCTTAGAGCAAGCTGCATACAAAACTCGTACCAATAGTCCATTGTCTTTGTATCTGGCGAGAATTGCCATTTTTTCATTGGTACTCGATTCATTCGCAATTTCGTCAAAAATCTGTTTAATGCTCATATTTTTATAATTTAATAATTCCTAATTGTTTTAACACTTCTATGAAACGATCACACGTCATAGCTTGAATTACTTCGCCATCAACCCAAGTACCACTTACGTACATGCCTGTATCAGCATAGCAGTCTGATTGGTTTTCGAATATTTCTTTCAGTTCAATTTCATCCATGATACTTATTTATTACTTATACGTTGGGAATTGAAAAGGGTTACAAATTATTTCCTTTTTGATTTTGGTTCTTTATCATACGCCCGTAATTTTGACGGCACTTCGGCAAGCAACATACGGAAGTCAATAACAGCTTGCTTATGCATTAAGAATGCTTTGAAGCAAATAGTCCATTCAGGATTAGCAATTGATCTGCCGCCTGTTTCAGTCCATGTACCTTGGCAAATGCTGTACTTACTCATAACGTCATAGAACTTATTAAGCATGTCCTGTAAGCTGTTATCCAGAGTAATTTCAATATCAAGGATATCCTTGAATATCATACCCATGTCATTAGACAATTTCGTTTTTTTCATAAATTTATAAGTGTTTTTGGTAAAGCAATTCCGTTTTTAGACAGATTCTTAAATTTCTCGAATTCATCTGGATTACATGTATTTAGATATGGCATTCGATAATTTTTCAAGTCTGATTCATTACTATAAACCAGATAACTAATCTTAGTTTTAAAAACAACGCCATTTATGATCACTATATTTTCCATGTTATTTTTCTTTAGATGATCTCGCTATGTCTTTATAGGCATCAAATGATATGATGTCTGAGGATGTTAACATTGGAATTGCGTCGTTTTGCAAATCCTCCTCACTACGATATACGTAGTAAGTTGTTTGTGCAATGAAAACCATACCGTTAATTGTTTCTCTGTTTACCATGATAAAAATTGTTATTTTGTGAGAGTGTAAGGAATCGAACTTTACGAAATCTGCAAATTGCCATTAGGCGTATTAATCAACTAACTTATATCGGATTGTACCCGAAACCGCAACCGATGAAGGCGGCTATTAGACATATCACATATCGCTACCACTCCAGAGCAGCACTCCCATTACTTATACGTTATAAATTGAAAAAGGTTACAACTATTGCTTACGAAATGATACTACTTCAAAATCGCTTAGTCCTAATAAAGCAGTTTCCGAATATGTTGTGGAATCAGCATATATATTGTCACTTCTGTAGTAGCCATCGTCATTCAAAGCATAACAAAATTCGCAATTATATCTCTTAAACTTTGTTACTCTATGAATCTTTGCGTTATAGTCTTTTGGCGTCTTAGCCCTTATTGTAAGTGTCTCCATTTTTAAACAAACATTGAGAAACAATCATCCTCGATAAAGCATCTACTTGCTGATAATATATAAGCATCAGCTTCGCTTATATACGGCAACGCATATTCAACTTCGCAAAGGAAAACTTTATCATGATCTGCCCCTATGATAATACTTTTACAAACATCATAAGGTATTCGATCTCTTAATAAAATTAAAGCAGCCATATGACGGTCTGTATGTTTTGATTCGGGTGATTCATCCAGAATTTCTTCCAATCTTTCTAATGTTATCATTGTTTTTTATTCGTTATACGTTACAAATTGAAAAAGGTTACAAAAAATAACAAGTATTTTCTATAACCTTTAAATTAATTGGTTTGCTGACCGCCACGATTACCAATCAATCTATTTATTAGTAGACCATTTTAGTTCCATTGCTTCAACAAACTCAATGATCTCGTCAGCAATTTCTTCTCTTTTGCCATGCTCCTGACTTGAAAGCAAATTTTCTAATTGGTCAATTGACTGTTTAGCGGCAATATAATCTAAGTCCATTCCCATATCAATCAATTTTATAATTTTGAAAAAATAGTATCAGCTTCTCCATAAAAAACGTCGCCCTTACCAATTTTTTGCGGATCGTTATAAACAACTTTAAACATATTTATGTATTGCTTAAAGTCTAACTTTTTTAAATCGATTGTTAGTGGATTAATTCTCCAACGAACTGTTTTAGTTTTCTCGTCATATTCCATCAAATTGACGAGTCCATAAACCAAAGGATAAATAAATGCTGGAGGATAGTTATATTCCGAAACGTCTTTAAGCGTTCCAAAATGAGACTTAATTTTATTTTTCTTATTCCTGTTAACTGCGCTTATGCCCCCAAATTTACCAGAATTATTATTATAAAGTACAGGGAAATGGTAATAAATCAAGTCAAAAAACTTAAGAATATCTTCGCATAAGGCTAGTGCAGATTCAACGCCTTTATGATTTAAAACATTTTTTCCTTTAGATTCACTTGAAACATCTGAATGAGAAATAATTTCATTATAAAAGTCTATGCACCTACCTTTCTGAGAATATATACTGATTCTACTAAGATTTGAAATGCCATTTGGTAGCTTGCCTTTTACTTTCAGAAACATCAATGGTAATGTTGCTAGACCAATAACTTCGCTTGCCTCAATATTGCCAATATCGCCAGTTTTCCAAATTATGTTATATTTTTTCAGATATTCCTTCAAAAACTCATAGTTTCCAACCTGATTGCCTTTAGCTGTTTCGCTCAACTGGACGTTATTATTTCTGGCTGAGCATATTTCAGAAATATAATTATAAAACTGATCTTCTGAGCCGTTCTTACCATTCGGATAGATGATCTCAATTGGAATTGAAAAATTAAATTCAGCACTTCTTTTTTCGAATTTTACGATAATATCGTCGAAATTAAGTTTCCAAAATTCTTTACATTCGCTCCATTTTTTAAATGTTACGGCATATAGCTTTTGCACTATGAAGGCGGCTATAGCAAACATATTATGTCCGCCGTCCATAATTCCCTCATAATCTGTATCGTCGAGAGTAATTTTAATCCTGTTATTGCTTAATGTTTCGCAATTTTTAGTCGCTAACAAAATGCCTTTGGATTTAAACCAGAATAACGTAGGGTTTGAATCCAAAGTTTCGGAAATACTTTTCGTTATTTTATTAACGGCTGCAATCCTAGGATTCACCTTTGTATCGACGTCCTTTAATAATCTAATAAAATTTAAGGGTGATATACTTGAAACGATCTTATTAATCTTAAGACCTTGCTTAGACTCTTGTGCTGTATTAGCTTGGTCTAACTGAAAAATTAAATGCTTCATATAATAAAAGTTTATATTTATTACTTATACGTTGTAAATTAAAAAAGGTTACAAAAAATAACAAGTATTTTCTACAACCTTTAAATTAATTGGTTTGCTTAATAGCCACGATTACCAATCAATATTCGCTAGTCTTTTCTCGTTCAAAGAAATATTTCTTGGCAATCTCAGAAATGTATTTGCCAAGGTCTTTCATTTCATATCCCGATTCAAGAATTTTATCAGATTCTTCCTTAATGATGTCATTTACAACCATTTTCATGTAGATGCCCATCTTGGTTCTGTCGATCAATCCGCCGTTCATCAGATCGCATGATTCCGTAACCATCTGGTCTAATCTCCATTCAGGAGTAAGTTCGTCAGCCAGATCAAGCAAAGCATTAACCTTGTCTTCGTCAACAACCCTGACAGTCTTCACCTTTGAGCCATTTGCATGCTTAACTCCCTTGCTTTTGAAGATGTAACGATCTGATCCATCGGGAAATATGTATTCGCAAACGATGCCTTCGCCAATGCCAGTAATGCCGAAGTATTTCCCAACAGGGCATTCATCTTCAACAGCCAACGTAAGATCGACGATTTTGTTCTGTGACAACTCTGGACGATTGAAGTCGATATCAATAAACCAGTGAGGAAATTGAAGAATATTATAAATATCTTCGGCTTCGTTCTTCACGTGCTTAAAGTTTTCCATGTCCTGATAAACGCCATCAATACGAATAGCAAAGATGATTAAACGTTTTGACAATTCAGCGATAGCCACTTTAGCCTGAACACCTTTGCCAATCCATTCGCCATAGATAACACATGACTCTTTAAATTCGATGCCCTCAAATAGCTTCTTATAGCTCTTATTGCTCATAGCTGTCATGAAGCCAGCATTATCATGACCAACTTCAAGTTCATTCTCTCGTGACTGAAACTTGTATGTTCCGTCAGGATAGAGGGCAATTCCTGAATTTGTTCCATGATTTTTCACCGTACACCTGAACTTAAGTGTAGGGTAATCAGTGTCATGAACGTAAATAGCATCGCCATTATCGTCATTTCCCCTGTAGTCGGCAGATAGCCTCACCGATCTTATAACACTGGCAAATTGACCAATATCTGTAAATTTTTGCATAATATTATTTATTTTCTGTTACAATTATTTCAACATCTGTAGTTTTTTCTTTTCTCCTGATAGTATGATTCGATTTTTCACAACCAACAAGAATTATAGACTTTCCTTGGTAGTAAAATCCTTTCGGAAATAATTCTTTACCATCAATTATTGCTACAAAACTATATTTATTCATACTATTAGTTTTTATTTTGCGACTGGATATACTACATCAAGCCATTCTTTTATAGATAATTCATTGTCTACACGTGAATGATAATAGACAAATGCATCGATCATTTCAGCTGTAAACTCTCTGTCAAACACTTTGTCAGCCTTAACAGTTTCGTCAACGATTTCGCAATGATACTCATAAATAAGTTTCGGCTCATTGGCTACGGTAATTTTTGCAAAAACGTTTTCCTTTACAAGTCTTATCTTCTTCAAGTTAAATGTATCTTGAAGAATCTTATTGTCTTCCTTCATTTTATTCGCATACTCAGTCCTGTATCGAATGTAATCCTTTTGTTTTAAGTCATGAACAGCGATGTTAATTTCGTCGCCAAGCTTAAAAGGATTGGAAGTCAGATCGCTGAAAAATGCAATATTGGTATCGCATTCGTCATTCAAATATAGATTTACTTCCATTAGTTATTGTCTATCCAAATTAATATGCTAATAATGCCACCGATCAGAATTATGCCAGCACATATGGACATGAACACCCAGAACTTATTATCAGGATATTTATATAAACCATCTGGAACAGTAAGCTTTTCGCCTTTCTCGCCAGCATCTAACAACGTTTCTCGTAGCTTCATTAATATATTTGTCTTCTCCAATGATGTAGTCGTACTATCAACCTTTGCTAATTCAGCTGATGCTGACTTTAAATTATTAAACCAGAATTCAATGTCTTCATCAGGAGTCTGCCATAATACTGATGTATAGCCAGTTGTCATGTTATGTAAATCCAAGTAGTCTATGGACTTATCCAGCTGAGCCTTTGCTGTCTCAACAGTGTTGGCGTCTGCTGCTCTCTTTAAAAAGCCTGTGCAATTCTGATTGAACTGAATTTTCATCACTACTAAAGTGCCGATGATTATTAAGGCGAAAAGTGTAAAAAATGCTGCTACAAATGCTTTCATATCAAAAATTTAAATTATTTATTACTTATACGTTACAAATCAATAAAGGTTACAAAAAATACTAACTATTTTCTAATTTACATCGAAAACAATCGACGACTGTTCCATCATCCATTAAAAACCCTTGCTTCAATGAGTATGGATTAACAGTTAGTTCCATAGCTCTACCAGTCTGCAAACCACTCTTGAAGGGATTATTTGAATGCTTGCGCAAGATCATTCCAACCCAATTAACCCAAAGGTCTTTTTCTGCGAATTTATCTACTTTTGCCATGACTCATTTTATCTTTTAGTTTATATGTCAATGCTTTGATTTTCATTCGAATATCAATTAACTCAATCATTTCATTTTCGTCAAAAAAAGTGATATTGCTATCGTCGTCAATGTTTAATGAATTGGCTATTTCTGAATTTATATTGATATAAACTTTAATGTCCTGTGCGATGCTTTGAAGCTTATCGGTTAATGCTTTATTTACTAATATTTTATTCATATTGCTATAATTTATTACTTATACGTTATAAAACGAAAAAGGTTACAAAGAATTCGGATTTCTCTGTAACCTTTAATAATATTGATACTTTAAATCAGTTTAAGCTTTCCGAATACCTTCTGATCGCCGTTATCAATAAATTGTTGTAGCTGCTCAATTCTTGACCCCAATTCAATTGTCGGGTTCAGATATTTATGTGCAGTTTGATTCAAGTCAAGTATAATCAAATGCGTATACAGTAAGCATTTCTTCATTTCGTCGATATCCCAACCTTTTCCTGTTATGATGCCGTCTTCCAATGCAACGACTACGCCGAAGTCTCCAACGATCATCTTGATCAGGTTAGCAAGTGATTTATTGAATGCCTTCTTTTCGTCGCATTTAGCAATGACTTCATCTGCTTTTTTTCGAAAGGTTATCAGCAAATCCTTAAAATTGCCTAGTGGCTGAATGTCTTCAAATTTCAGTGTTTCCATGTTAATTGAACTTCTCTTTTAATTTCCTTGTAGCAATAACTTCTTTTAGCTTTTTGACATACTGTTTGTCTTCGGCATAATTTTGCTCTAAATAATCAAAGTAATCGTTTTCAGTCTTTAATGACGATAGATATGTAGCCGAATATAAACTGTAGTCGTCTAATGATTCCATCCAATTCCTGTAGAAAGCGTGCTCACTTTGTGTTCCACGTGCTTTGTTAATACGTGTAACTGCTCGTTTCATTCCAAACAAGTTGTTATTCTCGTTGAAAATCTTTGACTGAAAGTTGTTGGTTTCCAGAATAGCTTGGGCATATACGATATAAGGAAAGCCAAAATTCATATCCTTAATCATTGCAGCCAATTTATCAGAACTAAACTTATCGTGTTTATTCATGATAACGATAATCTCAGCCTCATTCAAGTCTTTTGCTTGGGTTCGAATTGTCAAACCAAACGCTGAAAAAATTACTACGGCAATCAGTGACAGCTTTAATGTTAATGCAAGCCACTTGACCTTTTCAAATTTCAGGGTGTTCTTGTCGTAAATGTAAAACATAGTATCTATTTTTTAATTAATATTACTTGCTTACTTATACGTTAAGAAAATAAAAAGGTTACAGTTTCACTGAAAATACTTTTAATCTACTTACCGTCAATAATATACATGCTCTCGTGTCAGTAGAAATTAGGCATCTTTGGCTTACAATCGGCACAAAACTTAATGGTACTGGCTGATTTTTACCTTTTACAAGGTATTCGACAACAGCATTCTTGCCGCAATTACACTTTCCCTTCATTTTGTTGAGCAATTTTGTTTAAAGCATCATGAGCAATATCCTGATAAAAGCTACTTTCTTGTGTCAGTTGATTAGCTATGTAGCCATTTAAAATACATCCAGTTTTATCAGCTTCCTCACGAAGATATTTTATTGGGTAAGCAATCTTTTCCAAAGCCTCAAGAGCTATTGAATTTTCAGCAGTCTCAAATACTTTGAACTGGCTTTCAGCGGCTTCCCAATACTGCTCAAATGTTTTATTATCGGAACATGTTATAGCATCTATCCAAACGGCTAATGCGATTTCCTTAATTTTATCCATTATTTCTTGTCCTTTAATTTTCAGTGTCATGACTTTCTGACCCATCTAATCTATCTCCTGATCCGTCCCAATATGGTATTTCTGTGCTTTCATAGAAATTAACCACTTCTGCCAATATTAGTTCTTCGATACATTCTAAAGCGATGTCATTAATCTTCTCACGATCCAAACTTTCAACCCAATGTCTTAATTGGTCTCTCTTTTCTTGTTTCATACTTTCTTTTTATCGTTTAGATTGATGCTCATACCGCCTTTATGAACAGTAAACCACATTTTCCATATAAGCAGATTGATGCCAAGCATATACTCATGCACCAGATTGTTACCCCACTCTTTAGGCTTATTGAAATTCTTTCTGCCAACGATTTTATTACGCTTGAAAAACAAGCCTAATTCCCATTGACGCCAAGTTGTATGGCGATCTAAGAATTTGTCTTCGTTATTCTTCTCGTAACGATAACGATAAACGAAGGCAAAATCGAATTTAAAAATTTTTACGTGTGCTACTGACATATTACTTATTTTTTATCTCTGGTGTACTCGCTTAGTTTAGCTTCCCATTTCATATTCTTTTCGAGCAAAGCATAAAGCACCTTTTCATAAGGAATACCTTTTAGCTTACATGCCGCTAATTGAAGGGAGATCAACACTTGTAATGAGTCAGCCGATTCTTCGATGAACTTCAATACTTTCTCAGGTATTGATTTGGTGTCGAGATTGTTGACACGTTCAACGTCTGCTAAAATCTTACTGAATACATTTATCGAATCCGTGAATCCGCCAATGACTTTACCGTCATGTATGCGAACGAGTATCATACCATCGATTTTAGCGTTGCCAGACGCCATTTCGTCAAGCACTTCTTGCTCTGTAAATCTCTGTTTTCCACAAACATCTTGTGATATTCTGAAATTTAATGCTGTAAATGGTTTCATATTTTATTCTTCTGTTTCTAAGTTGTTTGCGTCATAATATTCTTCATTCCAATTGGGCAGTTCTGCCCATGTGCCATCTGGCAATAGTTCCATGCTGTCACTGCATCTGATTATGGTAATATAGCCATCTTCAACGGATTTTCCGTCCTCAACAGTTATTTTAGATGTTACATATGGCGTACCATCTTCAAAAATTATTATGTATTTTTCCATAACTTTATTTGCTTACAACAAATTGGTAAATTTCCAAGTCAAAGATAGCTTGCCTCAGCCTTTCAATAAAGATAGCCTTTGGAATCTCTGTTAACTCGGTATCATCCAAAATACTATTATGCACCGAATTAATAAGATTACCATTTACATGTAACACATCAGTTGTCCTTTGCATATACGAATGCGTGCCGTCTTCAAAACATTTGTCAACGCCTTTATGTAGTTCAGTACCATAACATTCGTCCATTTCCTGTTTGGAAATAGTCTTGAATTTAATGTATTCTTTTTTCATGATATTATCGTAATAGATTAATGATTTCTTCGTATTGATTCAAACACTTGTTTATGTATGTTGCATGTTCAAATGCCTTAATTCTGTTATTTGTGCTAATGGTATGTTCTTCGGATTCCACATAAGGAATAGCAGCAATCTTATACTTAGCACCTAATCGTGTGCTAACAATATTCCATGCCGCTTTACTTCGAGAGTGTACGACAATTGTTTCAAAATTTAAATTTTGTGAGATCATTTTTTCTCGTATTTAATTGTATATTACTTCTTTTCAAAGTCATGCTCCCAGATCACAATCTTAACTGATTTTTGCCATCCTTTTTTGTTATAGTGTGAAGCCAGATACTCAGCTTCTGACAGTGTAATTATAATCATTGGATGAATGTTAAGGCTTCTGTAATGGCTTCTGCAAGTGAAACATAGTATGGCTTAACTTCCTTCGATTCGAACAAGGTAATAGCATCTGAGGCTGTTTTCCATTTGGTTTTGACGGCAATTCCTTTATAACCATCGAACTCCAAATAGCTATCCCAATTGTCGCCTTCATTGTATACATGTATATTATGGGTATTCCGTAGCCAGTCTATAGCCTCTTGGTATGTAGGTTGAGTTACATGATCATCTGATTCATTCCATCGCATAACATAGACGTTATGAACACGATCGCCATTTTTGATGAAAAGATCATGGCTTAGTCCGTTGAATCCTTTTGCTTTCAGCAAGGAAGCTAAATCGAATTTTATTTGTGAATCATCCATATTGTATATTTTATTGCTTATACGTTGAAAATAAGAAAAGGTTACAACTTTTAGCAATTATAATTTAAACATTAATGTAAAATTCAGAGTGCTATTGTAAATAAATCCCTTAGTATTGCTGCCAATATCATTATGCCAATAATTGTAAGGATGACTAAAAATCGAACCATCTTTATAAGAATTATCGTATAGCCAATCGTTCTGCGAAGCAAATTCAAGCTTATTTGAGCAATAATCTGTCTTGAATATTATTAGACAATGGCTAACATCATACCCATCAAAATGGTATTCAGGCTTATAGTCAAGCCTTTCGGCTACAGGTGAAGCAATACTCACAACCTTTATTGAGCTACATGAGCATAATAAGGTTGCCAGAAGCATAATTATTAGTGCATAATATGTTTTTCTCATTACCAGTGTCTTGTTATAAAATCTATAAATATAGGATTAGCTATGGCTACTATAAATCCAGTGGTAGCCAATGCTGCCGTTAATGTTAACCACATTAAAGATAAAAATGTTAATGGTATGTTATTATCTTTAATGTGTTTACAAATATTTTTGATCGAACCAACAGTCCAATAGCCATATATAAAGGCTATAAAAAAATATATATAGTACTTCATTGCTTTGCTTTTAATAGTTTAAATGCTTCTCTCATACTATTTTTGATTTAAACGTGTTTCCATTATCCTAAGTCTTTTAGCGAATTTTCCGCCCTCAGTGTATAACTTTGCGATCTCTCGTTCATGCGCATTTATACGCCTTGAAATATTGATCATTTCTTGTTTTAAATCACGAACCTCAGTTCTGATAGTATCCTTTGAAGAATTTGGTCTTATTATCATAGTATCTTTTTATTACTTATACGTTAAAAGTCCACAAATCATCTTCATTTAATCTCATATACCAACGTTTATAAACTTGTTCATTTTTTTTGCAATGCATTTTCAAGCCTACAGGCAGATTGCCGCCGCTGTTGCATCCGTTATCATTAATGGTATGTTCACAATCGTCGCATAGTGGCGCACCGCAAACCAATCCCATTGTCTCACTGCATTGTTGCGTCGCTTGTTTTCCGCAACTAACACATTTTATATCTTTATGCTTTGCACAAAATCCGCTTTCGTCGGCGATTTCATTACATACTCCAATCCATGCTAATTCAAATTTACATTTCATACTAATTTTTATTACTTTTACGTTTAAAATCTAAAAATGTTACAAATATCCCCATAAAAATCCTGAATTGAAGCATTCTTTAAGTTCATCGTCCCAGCCATCGTCCCAATAATACTCAGCTAATCCGCAATTAGGACAGTAGCCATGATCATAATCCTCGGCATGGAAGACATGACCGCATAATGGACAGATTAACTCATTCATGGCTTTTTAAAGCCTCTTAAACAAGTTGAACCCATTAATCTCTTATCAAATTCTTCTTTAGTAATTCATTCATTATATAAAATTGAATTTATTTAATGTATATGATACATATTGCATGATACTAAGGCTATCGGAAACCTTTGATTCGTCAATTTCGTTTAAATTGGCGAAATTCTTATGCACAAGAACTGCCGCAAGATTGTAAGCATAGCCAGCACTATCTTCATCGGCATAGTAGCCTAAATGAATATTATTCTTTATGTTCTCAGCTTTTATGTTGGTGCGATATTTCTTCAAGCCTTTAACACTCTTGCAATAAGACACCCCAAGATATTTACAAGCACTTGTTTTCTTAGATGTGCGATTGCTCATGTTCTGTGACCTAGTAGCAACCCTTAATTGAGACTTTCTGTTGTCTAAGGTGTTGGTGAATTCGTGATCAATATGTATGCTAGAATCGTCTAAAACGTTCATTATAAACCTGTGAAGATAATATTGTTTCCGAACCTTTACGCCGTCAACCAAAACAGTTTTCCTTGTCATTACATAAGGATTATTCGAGCCAGTGGTATATTTGATTTCCCAACCATTAACAGCAAAAGCAACTGCACGATCATAATCGTCAGCATCAACAATGATTTGGTATATTTCGCCCTTATAAATTTTTGAGTTGATTATTTTCATACGATAATAAGATTTAGTGCTTCGTCAATAATAAAGTCAAATGCTTTATAGTAGGAATCGAAACAGCTATGGTTTGCATGGTATGAAAGAGCATTGCAGCTTTTGCCATTAACTATTTTAAACAAATTGAATTTGTGGTATTTCTCGGTTGGGTCATATGAACATGTCATTTCACACATATCATATGCAAGTACTAAGCCATGATTAATCCTAAGCCAGTCAACAACTTGCTGATACAAAGGTGCTCTTAATTCAAGATCATATTTTGCATCCCATTTACATTCGCAGTCATGCCCAGATGAATAACTGACCTTAGACGATAAAAGCTTATGTGAAGTGAAATAGCATATGCAATTCTCAGTGAATCCTTTTTCTTGAAGCTTTAAAGCTATTTCGTAAGGCACAAAAAAGTTTCTCATAGTTGTTATTTTCTCTGTTATACGTATAAAAACAAAAAAGGTTACAGAACTAAGGCTTTACTTTGATATTTTTTGTATCAAATATAATAAAATCATTTTTATCCCCTTGTGGCAATATGACGCCATCATATCCCATGTTGCGTAATTGACCAAGACCATACTTTTCGTATTCATCCCAGCCAGCTGGTTTGTTGATTGTTATATACCTTGTCATGATGATCTTTGAACCAATTCCGCCGTGTTCTCCTTTGGTGATAGAGTCGATACTATCCGTAAACCAAATGATGCCTTGTGTGGCTCTATTTAAGCTAAATTTGCCAAACTTTTCATTAGTACCATGATAAACCTTGTATGTGTTTTCGTTCAGAGATTGAATTTCCTCTGCTATAATTGTTTGTATATTTACCATAGTTATAAGTTATTAATAATAAAATCCATATTTTTGTCCTTGCCACGTAAATTCGTCCAGTAAGGAGAATTTATAAACTCGTCGTACAAGCTATTCATGTTGGAATACGCCTCTTTTTCCCAAGGCAACTCTTTATATGCCGACATGTTTTTCATTGTCTTGATATAATCCCTAACGCTTAGCACGTAATCAGTATTCCAGACCAATGATTTATAATCTGCTGATGGTTGTAACTCTTTTGATGATACTTGCTTCACATGCGTTAATTCGTGTATCAGTGATTTGATCATCGACGGATAGCCCTGACTAGGATTATAGTGCAAGGTAAACTTATTAAGATTAACGGAATTGTTATTCAATACGATATCACCGATCATTCCAACATTATCTTTCTTCTTGACAACGATTGTAGCATTGAAGCCAAACTTTGACTTCATGAAAGCAATAACTGCATCAATCATTAATTTTTCGTATGGCTTAATGCTATTGTCTGTCCTGAATATATCTTCTTCCAAGCATTTCGAAATAATCTTATTAATGTTCTTCATATGAATAAATACAAGATTACAAACAATTATCAATAAAAACTTGTAAAACCGCATTATTGTATGAAGGGTCTGCAATTGTTGCAGCAATAGCATTTCTGGCGGCGGCACTAAACCTTGAATCCAAAGCATAATTAATTCCATCTGCCACATAATCAGTCACGTCATAATTACGATATTGATTGAAACGCTTATTAACTATGTCACGCATCTTAATTTTTCCGTCAATATATAATTCAAATGCTTCAAGTGCTTCCCTCGGCTTTTTATCATCTGGAAAAACTTTTTCAAGCATTGGCAAAACAACATATAATACTTTCAGTGTTATCGCCATGCTTTCATGTTTCTCAATGCTACACTCATGGTATAAGAACCATTGTTTATCAGTCAATGGAATGTCAGAAGTCATTATATCATAAAGAGTTATGATATTAGGTCTGTGTTTACAAAAATTAGCAACCATCAAAAGAGAGTAGCATCCTTTCCTTAAGAATAAATCATTATGCGTGAATTCTTTCTTCATAATCTTATTTTCTCTATTATACGTGTAAAAACAAAAAAGGTTACAGATATTCTCCGTAACCTTTAAAAAATCATCTATTCGATCTCACACGAGATAAAGTGATAGCCCATCAACTTCTTTAAGGACTTGATTCTTGCGGATTAACCCACGTTCAAACCATCTTCATATTGGCATCTTTATCATAAAACAAAACAACCTTTGAGTAAGGCATATAACATTTAAAGAATTTTGCGATGGGCATATCTATCCCCAACGTGTTACTGTTTATTTTTACATAGACAATTCTTATATTATTTAATGATCAAAGCTAAAGAGTCTCTTATCTGATTATAACGTTCGAGCGTTATAACGCCATAATCCAATTTCTCTTTCTCATGCTTCAACCTAATCATAGCCTGTTCAGAATTATACACCTGAATATATTCTGGCTTCTTAGCCTTTTGTTCAATTTCGTAATTGATTCTCCATTTAACTACCGCACAAGTGATTATGGCAAGCATTAGCATTAAAAGAATATTCTCAAAATCTATACCTTTCATAATTTACCAGTATTTTATAATTTCAGTAATAATTAATGAGAATACAATTCCCATGTAATACCCAATGCATACAGCAAGAATAGCTATAAGAACAGAAACATGCATTGCAATCCAAGCAGTTGAGTATATGTTGTTGTATGTGACGTTCCAGAAATTTTCGCCATCATTTCGATCTCGCATACCAATGTATAGTAATCTAACAGACAAAATCCAAGTAATAACGTAAAGTAGAATTCCAATTGGAATGATAATATATCTTAGTTCCATGACTATATAAGTTTTAAGGCTTCTTCAATGGATGATGCCAATGCATCATAATATTTGTCAAACTTTTCAGTTGTCGAATACTCACTACGTTGACGATGATACGCTTTATAGGTATCAAATTCCTTAGGAGTAAAATAAATTGGGACAAAAGTCGTTGCGTATTGCTTAGTATTAGGAAGAAAATCAGCGCAAATATGAATCTTATGAACGTCCCTGAACCAGTCAGTGACTTGCTGATATGTCGGAGCAGAAACTATTCTGGCATAAGGATTACTATAGCCATCAAGACTGCTACCATACAACGATGGTACTTTGAAAAATGGCGTGATGTTCCAATACCTGAAACAGTTTAAGTTAAAACCCTTTTCCTTTAGCTTTAAAGCCAATTCATATGACACAAATAATTCATCCATGATATTTTCTATATTATACGTGTAAAAGCAAAAAAGGTTACTAATTCATCAAATGATTTACAACTAATTCATCGCCAGCTTCTTCGCCCCATTTAAATATATTTCGCATTGTCTTATTTTATACTGTTAAACCAGTCAGACATTATTTTAATATCGTCTTTGCAATCCATTTTAAAGCCATTAGCTTGCAAGCAATCATTGAGTGTAATGATAAACTCCTTTGTGTACTTCTGGCAACCAAAGGACACCGCATTCTCAGAGAATTTTGCATTATAACCTTTGATTCGAATTATAGGCTTGCTCTCAATTTTCGCCCATTTGCCACAATTATATACTGTTCGACTTAATAAGGTATTACCATATTTAGCGTCACTACACCATTCTTCGGCACTGTCAGTCAATGCAATGATGCTATCAATTTCTTCGCAATCAATAATTGCATCGTCATCGTCCATTAGATTAATTCTGAAATTGGTATTGGTGACGATGCAATATTCTGATTCAATACCAACATGCGCAGGGTAAAACTTAGTACCAACAGGGTATTGCTTTTTAACGTCATCCAATATTGTTTTATGCTTAGCATTCAAAATTTCGACTGCTGTGGCAAATCTAAGAATACTGACGTCAGCTGTGCGATAGAAATGACCATTCAACTCAAACATAAATTGAGAGTCTTCTCTCGCATGACCGCTAGGATGCTTTTCTTCGTTAATTGCTAATAGTTTAAACACGCCATCATCATCGCCACGATAATTTAAACCATTACCTGTAAAACTTTTGCCTGTAATGAATACCCAATCGCCTATAGCATAAGATTTTTTTGCATAAATAGGCTCAAACCATGTATCTAAAACATTTGCTTCTTTCAATTTTTTCGCAAATTCGCCATCTGGATTTTTGACCATCCATGCTTGAAACGACGTTATAGAATTCTCGTTATATCCAGTAATAGCAATTGCAGCCTTTTGATACTGTGGCTTAATTAAGTTGTACCCAACGATTTTTTTCACATCTTTTAAAACGTATTGTTTAAACTGATCAAATGTTATTTCAATGCCAAAGTCATAATTCTGACCTACAAGATTCGTACTCGGATTATGATCTCTTGTATTACTACCCGAACAACAACCAACAGCTAAGCCAAGGTCAATAATAGTGTGAGAGTTCTTGATATGCTCCATTCTCCATTTACTCACAACTCCCCTGTTTTCAGGTGTAACGATGATATGCCAATTCTTAGGCAATGCAAATGCTGTCTCAACCTTAGCGGATTCAACAAATACAGTGGTAGCTTCAATGAAATCCTCAATGGTTAATATCGTAGGTCTACCATCAAAACGATCAATATTGTTATTCCATACTAAGCCAGTTGAATCAACACCATAGAAACAATTGTCGCTATCGCCCTGTAAAGTCTCTTTGTAGATTTTATTCAAATATGCAATAACAGTGTCCTTAAACAACTTGCTGCCATCATTCTTAACACAAAAATATTGAGGTAATTTATTCATCGTCTTATAATTTATATTTGCATATACGTTGGAAAATCAAAAATGTTACAGATTTGCGAAACTAAATCCATTCCCGACTATCAAATATTCAATACAGTCCAAATGGTCTTTCATTTCCTCATAGGTATCAAACAGTATTTCAGGATAGTCAATGCAATTATTGCTAAACCATTTCTTTGTATCAACATCATAACCCACACTGCAAAAAATAACATTATCGCCACAATGATCTCTTTCCAGAAATTGAAGCTTAATACTATTCTCAGATGAATCATAATTGAACTCAACCCAATTCTTTACGAGAATAGCATCAAGCCTTTCAGCACCTAATAATATTGAAACTGTCGCTTAATTAGTAATTTAGTCATTTCGGCTATTCTTATATTCATTATAAAGAGATTTTCCAAATAAATTCACCCAAAATTCATTTACGTCAACAGTAGATATGTTTTCCATAAATCTATCTTCATACTTAGAAAAGCCATTCCTTCCCAGCTTTGGCGTCTTATTCATTGCCGCCTCAATCTCCCTGAGAGTATACGCCTTTTTAATTACTTTCGGCGACAACAACTCGTCGCTATTATATGCCTTCATCACTTTACCACTATATGAATGCTCATGGGTATATTCATCAAAAAAATGAATACTGAAATATTTAATAAACCCTTCATCACTCAACGTAGATAAAGCATGGTGACAGATTATATGCGATACATCAGGAAAATTTGCCATAACGGTTTCTATAAGAATTGGCGTGTCAGGGTCTGCCTTAAACCTATCAACAAGAAACTGAAATATCTCTTTCTTTAAATAAATTGGTATGATCATGATATGTATTTTATAGATTATATGTATTTTATAGATTATACGTATGAAAAGACAATAGGTTACAACTATAAGTCAATATTCTTAGCCCACTTATCAAAATTCCTTTTAATATCAGCTGGACAGTACCTATCATGTTCAATATAACCCTCATAGAAAGCCTTGAAAGCAACAGCTAATACTTCTTCTTTATCCCAAGACTCCTTAGCTTCTTTGATATTAACAGTATTATCATCATTGATAACAACCCTTATGCCAGTGCCATCATCAAATATTTTTTGCGTAATAGGATAATCATCCCTGACGACAAATGGTCTGCCTAAATTAGTAATCCATCTTTCATACTCAATTGTAGCTTTCTCAATATGATGCTTAGTCTTATACCTCTTAGTATATAGATTAACAAATGCTTTCGAAAGATTAGGAAAACCAATAGATACATCAGTTGAAGCAACAACCTTTTTCCACCATTCCTGAATTGAATCTACATTGGATTTATTCGCCTGAATCAACCTGTGACCAGTATCAGCAAGATCACCAAATTCATGTACACACCAGTCGCCTACCTTTATCTTATCAGGAACAGTCACATAAAGCTGCTTAGCCTTCAAATTAATAGGCTCACAGTTAGCAACCAATATTCCATTGGGGTAAGATATAATGTCGCCTATGGTAGCTTCTTTATCAGTGGTAAGCAAAACCACATTACAATTGTAAAACATGATGTTATATTTTAATGATTATACGTGAAGAACTAATAAAGGTTACAACCTTAATCAATTAATATCTTTTTATTCAATTCATCCATCTGTAACCCAAACTCAACGACAGTTATAAACCCATAGAATAACTCATTAATGTATTGAGCCTTCAATTTGTAATAACCATCTTGCGTATTAACTGTCTCAATGGTCACACCAATATCTTCTAATGGATTAAACGTAGTCGGCTTAGATATTCCTAACACCTCTGGATTCTCTTGTAACCAATCAAAAACATTAATACTACCATTACCACCCTCATGCCAACATGTAGTGCATGTATACTGATCATCATCATAGAGACCATGACAATCTGGACAGTCAACCCTTAAGTTCTTAATATCAGATAAAATCTCTTCTTGTGTGGTCATGATGGCTCTTGTTTATTAATATTTATCATATTTTGAATATTCATTCTTTCAATATATATTCTATCATTAATTATATCTGTTAAGTCTTTACTTAAATCAATTTTAAATTCATGATACATATCATGCTGATAAAATAAATTTGGTATATAGGTCTCTTGCATGTTTATGAGTATTAACTTCTTAAATATATTCCAGAAATCCATATAAGGAATATATTTAGTTGCTACTGTAATATTCACAGGATTGTAATATCCCTTATTGCCACTTATATATGGTACACATAATGCAAAAGACATACCATTGGCATCAAATCGAATTAACCTCATTTCTAATATGCCACCTCTATACAATTTATCATTTGGTAGATATATTGTGCTAAAATCTTTTAAATCTACATTTACAAAAATATCATATCCTGTGAGAATTTTATTGGCGTTAATCTTTGACCCAAGGTGATTTGCAATAAATTTAAAATATAATCTTCTTAAGAAGAATATAAATATAATCATTATAACAGACTTGAATAATGACTCTGCAATTGTTTTGAGTATTTCTAAAATATTCATAGATTAATCTTCGTTAAGCAATTCAAAAGCAGGTTTCAATATTTCATGAAGATCGTCAGGAGATTCTAAATAAACAGAGTCTGAGTCTATTAAAAATGATATTAAATTAATCTTATCAAGCGTTAAATGAAATACAACCACAAATTTAACGCCATCCTCGGTTGTTTGCAGGGTGTAAATAGTATTTTTATCTTTAAAATCATAAGCAATACCATACATGAGAAGATTTCTTTTAATCTCGCCCTGATTTATATTAACAATAATATTGCCTGAAAGAATTTTATGATCATCTGATTCGTCATTATACGCAACTTTTCGTTCTAACTGTTCACTTGACATGATTGTTATGTCAATTGCTTGCTGTAAAATCTCATAAAGTTCTTCTGAACACACTGACTCAGGTGTAACCAAAAACTGCCTAAATCTACCGTTTTCCATTTTTTCGGTGACAACTACTTGCGATTCCCATTTAATATATGATAACTCATTTTTATTAAAATCATTCTTATTGTCACCGAATGTCTTTAGATTTTTTTTAATATCTTCCTGAATCTTCGTAAAATAAATACCCTTATCCATAATCTCATTATAGATAAATATCATCATTCCTTCTTCTGTTTTTAATTTAAGTTCCATATTTATAATTTTATATTTAGATCAATTAGATGATCGGTGCAAATGTAAATAATATTCTTGAATGTCGCAAGGATTATTTAATTATAAGCATAAACAATAAAGTCTTCCTTGGTATAGTAAAAACTATTTCCATCAGTAAATCGATATTGTTTACCACTACCATAATCAGAAATGTTGACACATCGAATATCCGAAATAGATAATTCAAGTTGACTAAGTGACATACCAATCCAAACCTCATTATTAACTATACGTTGGCAATCATAATCAGACCATTCTGGATGATTTAACATTAATTGACCTTTAGGTGTTTTTGATAACACTGCTATACGTTTAATATTATCGGCTCTATTAATACTATCAGTCTTAGCTTTAAATATAGGGTATTCAATTTGATTAATTCTTGATCGTTCATTCTCTATTTGTGATGATATGTTTAGAATGAGTTTTAATTTAAGTGTACCATTAGTTTCTTTATGATATAATGATAACAACGAATCGACATTTAAAACTTTGCCAGTATAATAAGTAAGATATATTGGCTTAATTCCTGATAAAACTTTGGTAGCTAATAAATCGCTCTCATGGCTACGATTTACTTTACTATTAACCGCCAGTAATAAAATAATAAAACCTAAAATGAGTAACGATTTTACATAGCCTAATTTGCGAATGCCAATGTAGATAGATGCAAGTATTTTTATAAATGTGTTCATAGAGTAAATTGTTTCTTCGTTATACGTAATAAAATAAAAAAGGTTACAGAAAATAACAAGTATCTTCCATAACCTCTATAATTCTTCTTATCATTTCTAAGTAATGATACACCTTCATATCAACTCTTGGGCTAAAACCCCAATGTTTTATATTACTAATGCCTGAATAACAAACAACGCCCCTTAGTGGACTATAGCTTAGGATAGTACGCCATCCCTTGTGGGTGTTAACTCACCGATTACGCTATTGTTTGTCCTCAACAGAAGAACCATTTACCTTTAATCTCTCTTCCTCTTTTTGCTTTAATAAAGCATCGCCCCATGTGATCTCAACCCTGCAAAATGGCAGTTGAATCAATATACCATCAAGTCCACGACTAAAAGCCAGTAATATTATATGCTGATATCCGCTTTCATTAACTTTAATCTTCCACCATTTTAATCTTATTCTCATGATTCTCTATCTCTTAAGCATTCTTCAACAACATTTGAAACAGCCATTGCCATTCTTGCTTTGAACACTGAATCCTGTTTCAACTCATTGCTGACCTTATCGAATAATCCATCATTGTTGGATATGATCGTTCTGGCTACCTTATGAGAAAATGCAGACACAATGGATTGCTTAAACTCGTCAGTTAATATCACCTGTTTAAAGCTCTCGGATATGATTATCCTTAATGTAGTCGAATTTTCATCGACAACTGACTTAACCAGCTTAACCAATGGGCTGTCATAGCCTGTCATTACTTTCGAAATACTTTCGCCAATAGCTTGTTGAGCAGTCTTTAAAATATCCTGTTCTAAGGTAACTGGTAGAAATGTTTTATTGGCTTTTGTATTGATAGTCTCAACCTGTGTCTTAATATCCTGACGGAATTGAGTATTTTCAGTTCTTAAATCCTGAACAATTTTTATCATTGTTTCAAGTGTCTTAAATCAAAACCCTTTTCCTTTAGCTTCTTAGCCAACACATAAGTAACAAATAATACTTCCATCGTTTTTAATTTAAATCTGTTCTAAAGCTTCGTTGATGATAGCATCCAAAGCAACATAATAATCCTCATATAGATGAAACGCATGCGGATTTTTTAGCCATTTCTCGCCCATCCTGTTTATAGAGTTTGTCACCAATCCCTCATACGAGTTATCCCTATTGGCTATAGCCACATCATAGTATATCGTCTCTGTGAAGAAAGGATTGTAATATGGTGCGATAACGATATGTTGATCATATTTTAATCTGAACCAGTCAATCACCTGCGAATAGGTCGGAGCTTTAACTGCCGTCAATCCCATTGATTCCATGACTTTTTCATCTTGGAAATATCCTTGAAGGTCGTAAACCCTAAAGGTCTTTTCGTCAAAGTATTTATTCAATTTCAAAGCCAACTCAAATGATACAAATAATTCATCCATGATATATATTTTCTATATTATACGTAATTAAAAACGAAAGGTTACAAAAAAGTAAATATTTAATCAATCCACCGATGATATGTGTCCCAAGGAGTGAAATCATATTGCGTCCATGCCGTAAAATGCCAATCTATCCATGTATACTTAGTAAATTTGAATTCCCATACAAGAACATATCCACAACCAGAATAAACAAACAGAACAAATGCCACAAACCGATAAATAAATATTTCATAATTAATAACTTAGCTTTAACAGCCTACGAACATCATCTTGATTAAAAACATAACCATTGAAAGCATATCGGGTATCAGCATCTTTACGAATACTCATGGAGATATTTGGTTCTAACGGTTCGCCGAAGTAAGTGACAGAGTGACCATCTTCATTCCAATAGATATGCGTCATACCAATTCTGTCCTTAGCACAGCCATAAGGCAAATTAGGCTTGAACTCACTGATCTTCTCATAAACCAATGTGAAACCAATCTCTTTCAAAAACTCAGTTGTGAATATCTTTTCCATGTTATATTTTCTATGTTATACGTAAATCAAAACAAAAGGTTACGGATTTATCAATGTAATCACATTGATACAAACACATGGCATTTCATTGCCAGCTGATACCCAATAGCAGTAGCCATTTTCAAGATCAATTGAAGTGACTTTACCGAAATGTGTTATAACCTTAAAGCCATCAGCCAACATAGATGTGAATACACCTATCTCAAATGTAGCCAATGGTAATTTACCATCTGCAATCAATTCACTTAAATATAAACGATCTTCGGGTGTATTGTGTAATTTCCTATTCATGACAGTTCTTTATTTCTTTATACGTAAGATAACAAAAAAGGTTACAGAATAATCCATAACCTTTTCAATATTATATGGTTTTAATTAAAAAACCTATTCCATATCTTTATCAAAATATCTGAACTCCTTTTGATACAAAATATTCATTTTCTCCATGAACTCCGTGACAGTAATATAGCCATAGAACAACTCATTCACATATTGGTTTTTTAATTTAAAATACCCTATGCGTGAATCCACATTATCAATGGTTATATCTAATTCATACGGATTGAAAACCTTTGGCTTCTCAATATGTACCATAAGATTAACATGTGTATTTATTTGTTGCTATTATGGTATCTAATTCTATTTTCAATTTATTAATAATGTCAATATCATCTTTAAACTCAGGATTAAAAACCTCTGACAAGATTGAAACAACATAACTCAATGCACACACTCTCTCCAATGTTAAATCATCCTCAGTTAAAATACTCTCGGCATCATCAACCAAATCAATTGTAATCTGATGATAGTTTTCCATCTTATAAAAAACTAAACTACCCAGCTCTTTTATATCCATATATTAAGATCAATTAGATGATCGACACAAAAGTATATATTATAATCAAATAATGCAAGCAAAAATCTGTGGATAGGGTCTTATTTTTCGATCAGATTATGATCATTTATTCGACCATTTTCTAACCATTCCTTTATATGGGTTTTATATGTTCCTTAACTATACTTATAGTCACAAAATGGTTTGATAAACCTAATCAAAGCCGAAAAAAGGAAAGATTGATAATCAATAAGTTAAACGCTGAAAAGTAGAGAGATTAATTAGACGTTTGTCTAAATATCTAATAATGGCTAAAAATGATCGTTTTTGGTGCGCTTGTCGCCCCCACATGCGTGTGACCGCTTCCGAATTTTTTTCTGTAAATCATAATTATAATATTTTATAAAAAATGACTGATTAACATAAGGATCGTCTTAGATAACCATAGAAATTATTCGATAAGAACGGTTTTAACCTCTTAGACCCCTATAGGAGATTTAATTTATAAAAGTTATTATGTTCAAAAACAGGTCATTAGAAAATCTGTAGGGTTTAACGCCTAAAAAACGGGTCAGATAAGGGCACTAATGACCTGTATTTGCACAAGGTCGAATTTATAAAACGCTTATAATGAATATAATAATAATTACAGAGACCTATTTGACCCCTGTAATTATTTTGTTTTATGCGTTCAAGATTTTAAGAAGCTGTTTAATGTCCTCGTCTGATAGAA